ATAAAAATTTAGAAGGAAGACAAAAAAAATATTGTAGTGATAAATGTCAATGTGATTATGAATATAATGAATATATAAAAAGGTGGAAAAATGGTGAAGAAAATGGAATATCTGGAAGTGGATTATCTACATATATAAGAAAATATTTATTTAAAAAATATAATAGCAAATGTACTGAATGTGGATGGAATAAAATAAATCCTTATACAAATAAAATTCCTTTACAAGTTGAACATAAAGATGGAAATAGTAAAAATAATTTAGAAGAAAATTTAGATTTATTGTGTCCTAGTTGTCATTCATTAACAAAAACATTTGGATCTTTAAATAATGGAAATGGTAGAAGTGAAAGACAAAGATATAGAAATCAATTAAAGAAATTAACATATGAAAATTTAATACAAGAATATAATGCATCGTTCGCCTAGTTGATTATGGCACTGCGCTTCCACCGCAGAATAGGGTCGGTTTGAACCCGACACGATGCTCAATAAGAACACAATATACCTTAATATATTGTGTTCTTTATTTTGTATAATTCAATAATTTTTTGTATTTTTGTGTAAAATTAGAAATTATGACAAAATATAAAAATGGGAAAAGTGTAAGACATGTATCAGACGATTATTGTTATACAGAATATGATGCATATGATAGGGTAACATTTTATATAGTACATAAGAGTGGATATTGGTGTTTAAAATTTTACGATGAACCAAAAGAAGGACAAAAAGCAGATGTAGTTCCTTACAATGCAGTTCATAAATGGTGGGGAGATTATAATATAAAATAAATGCCCGAGTGATGGAACGCAGACATGCTGGCCTAAGAAACCAGTGCCGAAAGGTATGTGGGTTCAAGTCCCACCTTGGGTACAACAAAGTTACAATATAACAAATGAATGCCCTGGTGGCGGAATCGGCAGACGCACCAGTTTTAGGAACTGGCAGTTGAAATATACTATGTGGGTTCAAATCCCACTCAGGGTACAATGAAGTTATTTTACTATGTAATTGATTCTATATAAGTAAACATTTAAAAATAAATTTGTAATTAAGTTATTAATATAGTATCTTTGTATTATGAAATTAATATATTGTAAAAAATGTCATGATATATTTAGAATATATTCAGATGGATTTAGATTATGTAATTGTAAAGAAAGTGGTGGAAAATACGTAGATGAATCACAAGCTGTATATTTTGGTGATTATGCTATACCATTAGGTTTAGATAATTGGTCATTTGGAATGGCATTACGATTTCAACCATTTGAAGGTGATGGTAAAAAATTTAATGCATTTGTAATACCTAAAAAATGTAAAACATTTATAAAAGTTAATAAACCGGAATAATTATGGATATAAAGCAAAAATTAAAAGAATTCTTAACACAATATGGAAAAGTTATTTATATTAATTTCATTAGTAATGAATGTCAATTTCTAATAAAATTAAATACCCCAATATCTGATATGGATTTAAATGAATTCACTATTTTCTTAATGAAACTACAAGATAATATTTTAAGTGATTATCCTAAACGTAATAAGTTCGTAAATAAGGATGATTATTTAGAAATGATTTTATCAAAATAGTACTTTTAATATATATTGATGTTATGATAACATCAAAATGGAATATAAAGAAAAAAGTATTAGAAATAGTTTATACAAATGAAATAACTACAGATCAAATGAAAAATAGCTTTGAACAAATAGGTCATAGCCAATTACCACTTGATTTAAGAGCAATTATTTATATAAGAACATCAGAATATATTTTTGATTCTGAAAAGAAAAAATTAGTAAAAATATATATCGAAGGAATATTACAAAAATTTAATTCAATAAAAGTAGCATTAATTTTAGAAAATAATGATAAAATATTTGATACACCAATAGCTATGTTATATGCATTAACAATAGATAGATACGAATATAAAGTATTTAGTGATGTATTTTCAGCTATATTATGGTTACAAGATTTTAAAATAGATAACAATATTAAAATAAATAAATAATGATAAAACACACAAGGTTAAATGAATTAGTAGCTGATTTAAGAAATAAGATAGGATCAATGTATGGATATTTTTCTATATTAGAAAGATATGAAAAAATGGAAGAAGGAGAATTAAAAGAAAAATTTAGTAAAATTCTTAAAGATGCTAAAGAAAGTTCTATTAATTATTTACCAATAGTTAAAAATTTAATGGAACAATTTGAAAATTTTGATTTAGATAGAAGTAATAATAAATAAAATTCCATTCTCAAACTTTTATATATAAAAGTAAAATAGTTTGAGATATGAAAAAGAAGAAACATTATGTAGTTTATCAAATTACTAATAAAATTAATGATAATATTTATATCGGAGTTCATATTACTGAACGAATTAATGATAAATATATGGGTTCTGGTTCTAACATAAAAAAGGCAATTAAAGAATTTGGTATGGAAAATTTTGAAAAGATAGTTCTCTATAATTTTGATAACGAAATTGAAATGTTAAATAAAGAAAAAGAATTAGTAAATGAAGAATTCATTATAAGAGGTGATACATATAATATATCATTAGGTGGGTGGGGGTTAAATACCGAAAATTTAGTTACTGTAAAAGATAAAAACGGCAATACACAGATGATACATAAAACTGACCCAAGATATTTATCAGGTGAATTAGTTTATATATTTACGGGAATGGTTAATGTTAAAGATAAAGATAATAATAATTATCAAGTATCAGTAGATGACCCAAGATATTTATCAGGTGAATTAGTTTATATATTTACGGGAATGGTTAATGTTAAAGATAAAGAAGGTAATACGTTAAAAGTACCGATAAATGATCCAAGATATTTATCAAAAGAATTAGTAGGACATTCTAAAGGAATGGTAACAGTAAAAGATAAATATAATAATAATTATCAAGTATCAGTAGATGACCCAAGATATTTATCAGGTGAATTAGTTTATATAAACCAAGGAAAAAAACATAGTTTAGAATCAAGATTAAAAACAAGTAAATCATTGAAAGGAAAATATACTGGAAAAGAAAATAGTCAATTTGGTACTTGTTGGATTTATAATAAGAAATTAAAAGAAAATAAAAAAATTAAAAAAGAAGAATTAACTGACTGGGTGGAAAAAGGTTGGGGCAAAGGAAGAAAAATGAAAATTTAATATTTATTTTTAAAATTGAGAAACAGAGGGGTTATCGCTCTACGGAGAGGAAGTTCAGAACATCTTAGCTGAAGGCAGGAGATTAAAATCGTTAGTACTGCCGAGGATGCAACCCGAAAAAGCTTAGTGGGTGAGCTACACTATAATGGTAAGGTTGGGGCAAATAGACAAATGATAACACTTAAAACTTTAATTAGTTTTATTAACAGAATTCTGGCTACGCTCATTTCTCAAAAATAAAAAGACCAATTATTTATAATTGGTCTTTTTTGTTTTTATATATAATATTAAGTTATTTTTATGGTATTTTTTAAACTTCTAATTAAAAAAGATATAAAATAGTATATGAGAAAAATACAAAATTTTATTCCGCATAGTTTTTTTGTAACACAGGGATGTGGTGAAAGTAGACATACCCATACATCAGGAAGTTATTATTTAGCGTTAAGAGATGCAGGAATAGGAAATTTAAATATTATTGAATTTAATTCAATATTACCACCAGAAGCAACAGAAATAGAACAACCTACTAATTTGCATTTTGGTTCAATTATGAATTGTATTATGAGTAGATTTGACGGAAGAAAAGATGAAATGATTTCAGCAGGAATTGCATACGGTTGGTTGTACGATAAAAACGAAAATAATATCGGAGGAATTGTTGTTCAAAGAGGTGGATATTATGACGAAGAAACTTTACAAGAAACTTTACAAGAATCATTATCAGAACTTAAAAACAAATCTTTTTCACATTATACAATGGAAGGAGAAAATTATATTGTTCAATCAATGATACCAAATGAACAATATGGTACAGTATTAGTATCTATTTGTTTTACAGATTATTTAATTGAAAGTGAAGATCAATTAGAAGACGAAGATATTAATGAATATTTTGTTGAAAAATAATTTTATAATTCCATAAATTATTATTACCTTTATATTTAAAAAATGAATAAAAAATAATGATAAAAAGAAAAGAAGAATCCAAAACATATAATAGAATAATTAAAATAATGGGTGTTCCAAAATTCGCTAGAATTATGAAAACATCAGAAGATAGTGCAATATTTGCATTGGGTATGTTTTACGGTGGATTAATATTGGTTATTGTAGGGATTATAATAGGATGTTAATTACCACCAACACTTGCTTTAAAAAGTGGATTTTTAGTTTTAATTTTATTTGATGGTTTATATTTTAATACATTTGTATCTTTTTCAAGATATAAATAACCAATATCATTAGTTTGTTCGTAATCTATTTTTGCTTCTCTCAGTATTTTTAACATAAAATCATTTGTTAATTTTGTTGTTTTTTCTAACATTGGTTTTATAGTTTTCCACCACTTAACACTTAAGTTAGTGTGTTCATAATACTTGTCAAAAAAGTCTATAAAAAATTTTTTAATATCAGATTTACCATCCATTTTTTCAATTATATTAATTGAATCTTTAAGATTTTTAAATCCAAATAATTCTTCATTTAAATTATTTGTATATTCTTCGAACGATTTTATATATTCCATTATTAAGCAATATTTTTCTTTATATATTAATATTTTTTTTCAACTTTTTAAAAATATGT